AAAAGCAATTTCAGTTTTATCTGTCCCAGTTCCCACGCTAAATATTCTAGAGTCATTAGGGTTTCCACGCTTAACCCAACCAGACCAAGTCCAAGTCTTACGATTACCTGCACTAGAAGGTGTCCAACTTAGATAAGCAGAATCATCATCATTAAATCTAAGAGATTGTTCTATCTCGTATGCAGTTGCTGATGCAGGAATTACATCTGAGTTAATTAATGCCATTTACTGTTGTGCTCCAGAGTTATAAACACGAACATTTGTACCATCTGATATATATCCGATCACATAAGTTCCTGCTGTAGTAATTGTAGTTAGCATATCTGCACCCATTACTTTAGTTGTTGATGCTGCACTTATTGTATGTCCACCAGTATTTACTAATACTATAGTGCCAGACTGACCATCTGGAATGTTAGTAAAAGTTAGAGTAATGTTGCCAGTAGGTGTGCAAGTAAAGTTAGTACCTGCGTTTAAATCAAAAGAACCATCGTTATCTACAACATCTGCACTTCTTGCTGTGTCTGTAGTAACTGTGCCTGTTACATCGATGCCTGTAGAGGTTGTGGCGAGTTTGGTAAAACCATTGTAAAACAATGATGAAGCACCACCATCAACAAATCCTGCTAAATTACTATCTGTTGATTGACCTCTTATAAATACATTAGTTCCGTGTATTCTTAAATCTCCAGTTCCAGTATCTCTTATTCTACTATGACTACCATCGTGGAAAATCTGTAGGTCATTACTTGCACCAAACTGTGCTTTGTCGTTATCACCAAAGTTTATATCATTACCATTAGTATCTAAGTCGCCACCTAGTTGTGGAGTTGTATCTTCTGATAGGTTACCTAATCTATTATTTATCTCTGCTTCTGTTAAAGTGATAGCACCAGTAACATTCGGGAATGTATTCTTAAGAGTAGTCTTAATACCTCTGATGTGGTCATCACCCTGGCTGACGTTATCTGTAGCAGTTGGATTAGTTGCTACTAAGTCATCAATATATTGGAATGTTTCTAATGCCATAGTTTACTCCTTATGAAGATGCTGCTGTTACAGTTACTGTTACTTGTAGTGTATCTCCAGATAGTACAGAACGTGCTGATGCAAAGTCAACAACACCATATAGTGTACCTGATGTACCAGTCTCAGCAGAACCTAAGAAAGCACCTGCTACTGTAGCTGACCCTGTAATTAAAAAGTCTACTGTTGATGCGTTAGTCATTGAACCAGAAGATGCTGCACCTTCAGTCCATTCTTTTCTATCACCTGAGTAATCTGTAATCTCTGACCAAGATGCGTGAGATGCTAATGTGTCACCTGCTGCTGGTGTACCCGAACCTTTAAGTCCAATGTACCAAGTTGTAATCTGTGTGTCAGCGTGAAATGCAACATCAAGAATATGATTAAGTCCTTCTGTTACAATTAAATTCTTTTTAGTCTCTGACCATTTCTCATTGCCTTCAGAATCAAGACAAGTCATAGTCCAGACGTTAGTAAGTTCTACACCTACATTTTCTTTGTTAAGCATTTTATTTACTCCTGTTGCATTTACTTTATTGTTATTCTGTATTATCATTATTAAACCAGTTAGTTGTAGTTGTTGTTACATCTGTCCAAGTATCTGAACTATCTGATACATCGGACCAGCTTGTTGATTCATCATCTAGCTTATTCCATAAGAATCTACTTGCTGATGTTATACTTAATGGTTGTGTTAATGCAGCAGTCTCTGTGTAATTAACATTATTAACTGTGCTAGATATTAAACCTAAGTCTGCCGATGATGGCATTACTAAGTTGTTGTCTAATATTATACCATAAGTTCCAGCTAAATTGTCACTATTTGCTACAAATGAAAAACCACCTAAATTACTTTCACCTAAATCATTATTGAAGGTAGCAACACCTGGTATAAATAAATCTTTATTAGCAGTAATTGTGTTTGTATTATCTAACGTAGCACTACTAGGTATATTTAAGTTACCTGTTGTGTTATACGTATAACTACCATCATAGTTAGCAACTAGAGGTGCAACAATATTTACTTCTGCTTCTAAGTTTTGATGGTTATTTAGTATTACACTAAACTGAGATATTCTATCTTCTGTGTTAGTATATGATACAAATACTTGTGCTGTTGTTGCTGTTACTGGAATAGCTACTGAAGTTGAATGTGTTGCATCTAATGTGCTAACCATTGTTGCCTCACCTATGTGTGTGCCTGTACTCCAGTTAGATGTTATTGTATCCCAAGTATCTGTAGCATCTGCCCATATAGGATATATAACATAACCCCATCTACCTGTGTCTGATGCCCAAGTACCTGTGGTTGTATCCCAAGTAGACATTAACCCTCAACGCCAGAATAAACGTTCCTAACTCTCATTGTTGAACCAGAGTGTCTATCTCTTTCATCTGCTTTCTGTATCTTATCTATTGCTTCTTTGTATGCAGTCAACCATAATTGTATTCTTTCATCATTCCTAATAAATGGTTCTGCTTCAATAAGTGCACCATATAATAAAACATCAGGTGCGTTCTCTGTTAACCAGTTGCTTGTTACTGTACCACCAGTACCATCTCCCAGAGGGCTAAATTTCTCGTAATACGCCATTTCTACTGTGTACCCTGTGTCAGGTATAGGTGCTAGTTGAATTTCCTCTCCAATCAAAGAATACGCCTTTGGTTTACCTGTTGTTGAACTACCATATAATCTATCTAACATTTCAGGTGTAATGTATTCTAGTGGTTGTATTGGGTCACTATTAAGTTGAAAGTTTCTCATTTGTAAGTAACGTGCTGGTAATGCAAAGTATCTCTGACCAGCTTTAGTAGTCATAGTAGCACGATTCTCCATTGCACGAATACGTAGTTCTCTACTTACTCTTGCTTCGGCTAATGCAATAAAGTCTGGTATACGTGCAGTTAAATCACTTCTATCTAACCAGTCAGCGATTGCAGCTTTTAACTCTGTGTAGTTACTTAATGCCATTAAACTTTTCCTTTAGTAGTTCTGAATGCTGCGTTCTCTGGATTATTTAACCATTCACGCATTCTTTCTTGATTGTTCCATACACCATCTCTCATCATTTGTTCTACAACAATAAGAGGTATTCTTGCAACTCTATGTTTAAAAGTAGAATCACCTTTATAAGTATTGTGACGTGTAGCAAACTTTAGCTTTTCATTTCCGTCAACAATATGTTTTAATTCTGTGTCGTCTTGACTAGAAACATTAATAATGCTTCCATCTTGTTCTTGTATTAATTCGTTTTTAATAGTCATAATAAGAAACCACCCCAGTTGCCCAGGGTGGTAAGGTTAGGATTAACCAGTTGTGTATCTGATTTTTCCGTTAGCAGCTTCATTGTTACACTGAAGACCATACTCAACGATAAGCATTTTCTTATCTGAGTCGCCATCTTTAGCAATATCAACTGTTTGGAAATCACGTAGATACTGTACAGACCACATATCAGGTTGTAAAACATAGATGATATCTGGGTCACAGAATCTATCTAAAACCATATTGAATGTACCAAAGTCAGTTACATAAACGTCAACTGAATTGTATGCAGTCATATTATTATCAGCCATTGTACGAACAGCATCAGCACGACCATTAAGACCAGACATTACTTTCTTGTTAACAGAACCCATTAACATAGTAGTAGGTTCACCACCTTGTGTCCAGCACTCTTCTGCGATATCAACGATATCATTATCATCAACAGCAGCATTTGCTGTAGATGTACCTGCATCAACTATGTTAGTAGTGATAAAGTTAGCAGCACCACGAGTCTCACGAGCTACAGTAGCTGTAGCACCAGCAGAACCATTAACAGAACCTGCAACTGCAGCGTTATCTGCTAGAAGCATTTTCTCCATATCACGCTTAAGCTCTTTAGAAGCTTTAGCTAATTGGTATGCTAGTTCGTTTGACTTACCAGCGTTGTTAGTCTTTTGTTGAGTACCAGTTACTTCAACTACTTTCTTAGAAATCTGTGTGTAGTTTCCAAGACGTGTAGTAGCAGTAGTAGCTGCTGTACCAACTGCTGCACCTTCAGCGTGGTAGTTAGTGGCATCAGCTGCTACTAAAGCATCTGTCTGCCATTCAAAGTATGTATTCGCTACAGAACCCTTTCCAGCAATAGTGGACATAAAGGGAGTGTCTGTTGGCGAAATGTCGTAGATGACATCAGCTAGTTCTTCACGAACCGCCTGAGCATCATATCTATTAAAGTTAGTAGGCATTTCTATTTACTCCTTAATCATATCATAAAATACAGAAGCTGCATCACGCACGTGACCAGACTTCCTTAACTGAGTACGCTTCTTTTTCATTGCCTCGTTTGCATCGTCTGATTTAGATTTACCTCTACCAGATTTTTGAACCTTTGGAACTTTCTTAACTGCTTTCTTTTTAGGTGCTACCTTACTTGTTAACTTATCAAACTCCATAGCTTTCTTTAATATAAGAACACTACGATGGTCTGCAAGTTGGTCTACTTCTTCTGGCTCATAACCAGATTCAATAGCAAACTTTCTGATATCCTGTTTAATAGTAGAGTTATTATCGCTCCATTCTGGGAGTTGTTCAATCAGTTTAGCATACTGGTCTTGAACAAAGTCTGCCCTGGCTTTCATTGCTTGTTGTTGCTGTTGTTGTTGAATAATAGTCTGTTGTTGTTTAGCATTATCCATCTTGACTTTAACATCATTATATTCATCTTTCTTCAGCATATATTGATATGGGTCATCTTCTTTCAATGTTTTCCAATCAATACTTTCATACTCTTTTAACTTGGCTTGTTGGTCTTGTTCCAACATTTGTAAAGCATTAGCGTACATTTGTCTCTCTTGCTCTAGTCTGATACGTTCCTCATTGATTGCCTCAGTTTGTTTACGTTGTTCAGCTAGCTCTTGAGATTTACGAGTATAGTCAGATTGTCTTTGATAACCTGCCTTAAGTTCATCAAGGTCAACTTCAAACTCTTCACCATTAACTTTTACTTTATAAGTTTCTGGTTCGACTTCTTCTTCAACCTCTTCTTCAACTTCTTCGTCAGTATCTTCTTCCTCTACTTCCTCAGTGGTTTCTTCCTCATCGGAGTCCTCTTCAGTTTCGACTTCATCTTCCTCTATCTCCTCAACCACTTCCTCGTCAACAGTAGTCTCGGTTTCCTCGTCAGCGGGTTGCTCTTCTGAGTTCCACATATTAAGGATATTATTGGCTGCTTCTTGAGCAGACCCTGGTTGTGCCTTTTCAAAGGCTTGTGTAACTTCTTGGTTATTCTCTACAGAATCCATAGTTATTCTCCCTGTTTTAAATTTTAATTATTATAGAACTCTTGCCCCTTCGCAGCAAGTTTTCCTGTTTCTAGAATAGACTTTATATGTTGGTCAATTAAATCTAATGACTTAATAGTAATATAAATTCTATCTCTTTCTACTTCTTCACTAATCTTAGTGTTAAGTAATAATTCTATTAGATGCTCTTTTGTAACATCAAAAGCTTCTCTATATAAAGGATGCTTAACAAGTTCTTCGGCTTGCTTGCCTCTCCTTACTTCCTCCTCCTTAGTCATACTTCTCCTTAATTAGGTCCTATTGCTACAGGTCTTTCCTGTTCCCTCTCTAGTATTAATTCTTGTTGTTTAAGTGCAAGGTCAGCTTTCTTAATCTCTAACTCTTGTGCTCTTATCTGCATATCTATTTCTGCTTCAGCTGCTTTTAAATCTAACTCTTGTTGTTGTAGTTGAGAATCTAGTTCCATTTCTTTTTGTTTCAGTTGTGCTTCTGTTTGCATCTTCTGAATCTTCATCTTAAGTTCTTCTGCCTTAAGTTGTGCTTCCATCTGCTTCATTTGTGCATCAGGGTTTTGTTGTTGTGGAATATCTTGGTCACCTGGGTCTGTAATAAAGTCATTGACATTCTTCATACCCATTGCTTTGATTTGTTCCGCTACTAGATTGTATACATTTTTAGGTTTAATCATCATACCTGCAGCAGGATGTTGTGCAATCATTTGTAAAGACTGTGCTAGTTGTCCTAGGTGTAATAGATTCATATCTTTGTTACCAAATCCTAGACCTACTTGTGCAGTACAATCCATCTTTTCATTCCACTCAGATGGATACATAGTAACCCATTCATTATTTAATCTAACTAACTTCTCTGGAGATTCATATTTTTGTACTAGTCCGTATACGTTGTTAGACAAATCTTTCATTCCAGTTTCAGCAAATACCCTAGCAATCAACTCAATTTTTTGCTGGGCAGCTGTCATTACTTGTGCAACACCAGTTGCTGTTTGATGAGACTTCAGTGCACCTTCACCCATCCCCATACTATTCTTATTGACACCTGTTCTTTCTTCTCTAATACTATCTAAGTATCCTAACATATTGAAAGAATTAGCATCTAGTTGCGGAGTTGCTAGTGGAGATACTGCACCTGGTGTACGTACTCTAACGATACCACCTGGTCTAGAAGTCATCAAGTCATCTAGGTTTGCTTGACCTTCAACTACCTCATAACGCCCATTGTTTGTTAGATACATATTGTCTAACAAGTTACGCATCAATGTGGTTTTAATAAGTTGTAAGTCGGAGATTAGGTCATAGACGCTAAGTCCGTAGAACTTATGAGGCATTGGTATAGGAGTAAGGGAGGAGAAGGGAACACTATCCACTACCTCATTGTCTAAAATCTCATCCCCGACCTTCGTTACCTTTCTTAACTCATCTATACCATCGTTATCATAATCAACACGTACATAACACTCATCAATCCAGATACCTTCATCAATGTCTCCGTTAGGATACGCTGAGTTAGAATCATAATCAAATCTTGCTAGTCTTTCTCTTTTCCACTCAGCTTCAAAAGCATCAAATGCTCTATCAATCTTAGTTTTAGAGTAACCAGCTTCGAGTAATTCACTTTTAGTTTTCTTTACTCTGTGTGCTACAAACCTTGCTGACTCAATATCTTTAGCATATTGGTTAATAAGGAATTCTTCTGGTGGCACATTTTCAATAATAACCTGGCCATCCTTTCTTGTTCTTTCAACTACTACATCGTGTAAGACAGGTTCGACATTTTGCATTATCATACCCATCTCATCTTCTACTTCAGTCATTCCACCTGATGCAGTGTGTTGTTTAATTTCTATTTCATCATCTAGCAGTAGTGCAGTAAATTCTTCTTCTGTTAGATTCTTATATTCTTCTCTAGTTGATTTAGTAGTATCATCCCAGTAGTGTTTTACAATACCATTCTTTTGTAGTAGTGCATCTTTAAACCAATTATATATGACAGAGAAACCTTTGTTCTGTCTCATAATAACATAGTTTACATAATCAGTAGCGTGCTTTGCCATTTGTACATCTTCTGGACCTTGTGGTTCAAACTGTACTACTTTATCACCGCTAGTAAATATCTTCATTAGAGATGGCATAATCCATTCGATTACATCTGCTACATCTCTTGTGACAATTTGTGAACGACCTTCTACCTCATTACCATA